TGGATATGCGTAAGGCGACTTACCTAAAATATAACTCAGCCGACTGGAATATGGGCTTTACTGTGCTTAGTTTTGGCAATAAAGGACATCAAGTTGAGTTGATTCCGGTCAATCATGACGGATCATTTACCTATAATAGACGGACTTATGGGTCTTGAAACCGATTATCACGAACGCACGATTGATGACCATATCGATGATTTTGAGGATATTAGCGTTATCTAATCGTTATACAACACTCCGAAAGAAAATAACCAAGCGTCCTTGATTTAGGTCATACTTTCTGTATCCACACGAACGCTGTGGGTAAAGGGAGCAGTATGAAAATCAATGGAATCACCGTTTTATGGTTTATGATCGCAACGGGCTTATTAGCCTATGCAGTTAGTTTATGGAAAACCGAAATATACAATCGAGGTTATTGGTCTGGGCGTGCAACGGGCTGGGATATGCACCGCAGAATGATTACAATTAAACAGCAGTCAGATGAAGTCTTTGATTATGACAAAAACTGAGCAGCTGTTTAATGAGGTCATTACTACGATCCAACAGCGTGGAAGTGTTTATGGACATCCATACTACAACCACAAAAGAATTGCAGGTCTTTGGTCTGCTTATCTCGACTTCCCAATCACACCACACCAAGCTGCATTATGCATGGCATTGGTCAAGGTTTCTCGGCTTAGTGAAACCCCAGATCATTACGACAGCATCAAAGACTTCATTGCCTATGGATCTGTCTATAAAACTGTGCTTGATGCCGTCCAAGATGAAAACTGGGAGGATTAACAATGGCATTTAAATTAGATGATTATGAGGATGTGGCAACCCTTAACAAATGGTTTATTAGCAATTATCCAATGGGGAGATCAGATCTATCAGTCATAAGTCATGATCCGGAAAAGGGTTATATCTTGATCCAAGCAACAATTTGGCGAGATAGTAAAGATGCTGCTCCGGCAGTTTCTAATGTCGCATTTGGATCTAGGGAAACTTACATTCCTAACATGAAAAAGTTTTATGTTGAGGATACTGCGACAAGCGCATTAGGTAGAGCAATTATTCTACTCAAAGGATCTGACAAAACTGCCACGAGAGATGACATGCAAAAGGTTGAAAGCAATCCATCATTTAAGGAGAAGCTAGAAAGCCGCCAAAATATGTATGGCAAGGCTGGATCAAAGTCAGCACAAATCGAAACAATTCTGAGAGATAGTTTTGCAGCTGATAAACCTGCCGATCCTGTTGCTTGGTCTGTTGGCGATGTTGTTGCTGAGATTGGTGCAGCAATACCGAATGAGCCACCTGCATGTCAGCATGGTCATATTCTGAAAGAAGGAATCTCTAAAGGAGGCAAGCCTTACTATGGTTATGTTTGTAAAGCAAAAGAATGTCCGCCTAATTGGGCAACACTTACCGCTAATGGAAAATGGTATTTCAAAGGAGGTGAATAAATGGGTGAATTACAAATAATTGACGGCTCTGGCTTAACTGCCACCTTTACAGATGACGGAGTAAAAGTAGAGCCATCAATGGTTACTTGCGACTTATGCAACGATGACAGATTACTTCATGAGGGCGATCTGCTTCGATGCTATTCCTGCCACGCAATAAACCGAATTCCGTATCATGCCTAATTACGATTACATGTGCGATGGTGAGGGGTCATTGATTGTATTGGATTTACCAATGGATCATAAAATTCCTCATTGTCAAGTATGCAATAAGCCTTTAAGGCGTGTCTTTACAGCTGTGCCTACGATTTTTCGAGGAACTGGATGGGCTGGTAAAGATGGTTAGTTTTAGATGCAACTTCTGTTCAGCTAATACTGAGTTTGTATGGCTTGACGGATATCCCGAAGCTGATGGCTTTAGAGTATATCAATGCGTAAAGTGTTGCGCTGTGGGAACAAAGAATCTAGCAGAATCAACTAACACTCAAGAGCCTGTAATGCGCTGCACTAAATGTGGGTCTTGGATGTTTGCAGATAAGGAGTGCCATACATGTGCGCTAATCATGACGAAATGACGCATCAAATCAATTGGGCTTATCAGAACGAATTGCGTAAGCAATGGCTACTGGATAATCCGGATGCGCAATACATAGGATGGATGTCTATATGAACGCCACGCCGTCTGACCTGCGGTTATGCCGAGCGATTTGGAAGCGTATGCTACCCTTAAACGCAAATTCGCTTTCAGAGCGAAAGGGCGATCTGCGAAGCAGAAAGATCGCAAGGTTTGGTTTGGTGATACCTCTGTTCATAGTCTTGAACATAAGCCTTTTACAAGATTATTCCGTTGCTGCTAATAAGACCAATCATTACAGACAATATGCATTTATACAGCTTAATAACTTAGATCAATTCTATTGTTTAGATGAGTTAAATTTTAAAGAATCTAGATGGAATCCAAAGGCTAAAAATGGTAGTCATCATGGCATTCCTCAAGGTAGATCTAAATGGTTAGCAACAGTTGATGGGTTTAAACAAATTGATTGGCAATTGAAATACATTAAGAAGCGATACGATAATCCTTGCAATGCATTACAACATCATAAGATTAAGGGATGGTATTGAGTAAGTCAGCTCTAAGATCTACCGGATCAACAAGGCATTGGCGATCTATTCGCAGCCGTGTGTTAAGGCGTGATCAATTCATCTGTCAATACTGTAATCAAGAGGCAACGACTGTGGATCATGTGATACCTAGAAGGCTTGGTGGTTTAGATGACGACAGCAATCTTGTTGCATCCTGCACTAGATGTAATTTAAGCAAGGGTGGGCGGTTTTTTGTGAGCAAGAGGACACCACCGACCCCCCGTTCCTTTTCTAACCCACAAAACACCTCGATCGCCCACGCTCAGACTGAATCGCTTTGATTAATTTACAAACGGGAGAGATCTTGACAGATCCGACCTATTCAGGATTAGGAGGTGTGCAAACTCCACGAATTCACTCAAAACTGACCGATCTACCTTCAAAAGGTCAAGACATGATCGACCTAGCCACCGAACTGGGCATCAACCTTATGGAATGGCAGCGGTATGTCTGCATTCATGGTCACAAGGTCAGACCGGATGGCAGGTGGGCTCATTCTGAACTGGGATTGATTATGGCAAGGCAGCAAGGCAAGTCCACGCTAATGATGCTTCGGATCTTGACTGGCATGTTTGTCTGGGGAGAGGGCTTACAACTTGCCTCAGCTCATAGACTTACAACCTCACTTGAAACCTTTAGACAGATCGTTGGGTTAATTGAAACAAATCCAAGACTTGAAAAGGAAGTAAAGAAAATCCGATGGCAACATGGAGCAGAGGAAATCGAATTATTTGGCAATAGGCGATTTGTTGTAAAGGCTGCCAATAATGCAGCTAGAGGTTTGAGCAAACCCGAAACAATCCATCTTGATGAGTTGAGAGAATACAAGGATGAGGATGCTTGGTCATCAATGCGATATTCAATGATGGCTGCTAAAAATCCACAAGTATGGATCTATTCCTCAGCAGGAGATCAGCATTCCGTAATTCTAAACAAATTGCGTGAGAGGGCGTTAGCGTCAGCCACGACTAACGATCCGATTGGTTGGTTTGAGTGGAGTGCTGAACCCGATGCACCTATCTTGCTTCCGTCAGGTGAGATTAATTGGGATGCTTTCGCTCAAGCCAATCCATCATTAGGAATTACAATTCATCCGGACAACTTGAAAGCAGTTATTAACGATCCTCCAGATATTGTGCGCACAGAGGTTTTGGCGCAATGGGTGGACACAATCAATTCAGCGATCGATGCACAAAAGTGGGGATTATGTCAGACCAATCCAATACCTTTAGATCCGGAAGCACCAACTTGGCTAGGACTTGATTTATCGCCTGATAGAAAATTTGGCGCATTAGTTGCAACTCAGAAACTATCGGGAGAAAGATTTAATTTAGTTTTACTTCACACTTGGTCAAATGATTACAGCCTAAATGATTTAGCAGTTGCTAATGACATTGCACCTTATGTGAGGCGATATAACACTCAAACTGTGGCGTATTCCAAAAGGACTGCACAAGCTGTCGCAAGTCGGCTAGTTCCTGCTGGAATACCCATAACCGACATGGATGGCGCAATCTATGCGGAAAGTTGTGATCGGTGGCTGGGCGCAATAAATTCCCATCGATTACAGCATGGGGGTCAGGAGGAATTGACCCAACAAACACTTTCAGCAGCCAAGTTGCCATTTGGGGATGGCAGTTGGGTTATTGGAAGGCGTGCAAGCAGAGTGGCAGTTTGTGCAGCTGTCGCTTCCGCACTTGCAACCTATTTTGCGACACAACCTGAAACGGAGATTGATATTCAAGTCGGATAATTTGTATTTATGGTATATTATGTGCTAATGGGATTATTCGACCGATTTACAGCAAGATCAAATCAGCAGACAAATACAGTAGATGTCGCAGCTGCTCTCGCACCTTACAACTCTCAGCAATTAGTTGGCGGAATTCTATTTGGAACTACAACCGCAACTCGTGAACAGTATATGGCTATTCCTTCTGGTGCTAGATCAAGAAACATAATTTGCTCAACAATCGGTTCATTACCACTTGAGCAATATAATCATTTTACAAATGAGCATGTAAGACCAAACAGAGTAATTATGCAACCAGATCCAAGAGTTGCAGGTTCAGCAATATATGCATGGATCGCTGAGGACTTGCTTCTATACGGAGTTGCGTATGGAATGGTTATGGATGCTTACGCTGCAACCGATGCTTCAAGAATTCGTGCATGGACAAGAATTGCACCAAACAGAGTTTTTGCTTCACTAAATAGCAACTCAACCGAAATCGAATATTACACAGTCGATGGAAAGCGTGTGCCTCCATTTGGTTTAGGCAGTTTAATTGTATTTAATGGTTTAGATGAGGGAATCTTAAATCGAGCAGGTCGCACAATTAAAGCAGCAGCAGAATTAGAAAAAGCAGCTGAGATGTATGCCAAAGAGCCAATGCCACAAATGGTATTGAAATCAAATGGCACAAACCTCACTCCAGAGCGAATTACAAAACTTTTAGAATCTTGGAGAGTGTCAAGATCAACAAGAGCAACTGCATTCTTAAATGCTGATGTTGAATTACAAGCATTAGGCTTCGACCCTGCTAAATTACAATTAAATGAAGCCAGACAGTATTTGGCTCTGGAAATTTCAAGAGCGAGCGGCATTCCGGCAAGTTTCGTATCTGCTGAAACAACTAGCATGACTTATACCAACACTTTAGCCGAAAGAAAAGCGTTGATTGATTTTTCACTTCGTCCAATTTTAACTGCTATTGAGCAAAGATTATCTGCTGCGGATTTTTGCCCTAACGGAATTGAAACTCGATTTGACATTGATGATTTCTTGCGTGGATCTGCTTTAGAGCGTGCGCAAGTTTATGAAATCCTAAACCGCATTGGCGCAATGAGCGTTGAGCAAATTCAAGAGGAGGAGGATCTAATTCGATGAAAATTAGTTTCCCAATAGAAATAACAGCTGCCGATACGAACAAGCGAACTATCTCAGGCAAGATCGTAACTTGGGATGAGCAAGGTTCAACAAGTGCCGGATTAACTGTATTTGAAAAAGACAGCATTGATTTTTCAAAGCCTGTAAAATTATTACTTGAGCACCAAACAACGAAGCCATTGGGCAAGTTGATCGATATAACTGCCACAGATACAGGCTTGGAAGCAACTTTTCGTTTAGCCAAAACATTTAGAGCTGATGATGCTCTTGAGGAAGCAGCCACCGGACTTCGTGATGGTTTTAGTGTGGGCGTAAAAATTAACGAATGGAAAAATGTGGAAGGCGTGTTACGCATCCAGTCAAGTTCCTTGCAAGAGGTCAGTTTGGTAACTGATCCAGCAATCGACAGCGCACGAGTGGCTGAGGTTGCAGCAAGTCAAACACCAGAGAATTCCGAAGCAACCGCTGAGGAAACTACAACACAGGAGGATAACTTGTCTGATACAACATCAGAAGCTCCTATCGCAACCGAAGCGGTAGAAGCATCACAAGCTCCAGTTGTAACTGCTCAATACATGGCATATACAAAGCCTCGTGTTGATACAAATGTTACAGCAGGACAATATCTAAACGCACAAATTAAAGCATTGGGTGGCGACAATGATGCTCGTGACCTACTTGCAGCATTACAGATTGCAACAGTTACTGAGAACACCGGAACTGTTCCACCAAATTATCTGCGTGATCTAATCGGCATAATTGATTCAAGCCGTCCATTTATCGATTCAATCGAGCGAGCACCACTACCAGCAACAGGAATGAAAATTTTCACACCTAAGTTGGGCGCACAAGCAACTGTTGCAGTAACTTCAGAAGGTTCAGAGTTTTCATCAACTGACACCGCTGTTACATTCCAAGAGGACACAATCGTCAAGTTCGCTGGAGCAAATGTTGTAAATGTTGAGTTGTTTGATCGTTCAGACCCAGCATTCGCAGAATTATTGGTTCGTGAGTTAGCTGCATCTTATGCACAAAAGACCGATCAATATGCTGCACAAATTGCATCACAGAATGCAAGTGCATCAACTGGCGCATCAATCTACGCATCAATCGTTGATGGAATTTCTGATTCCTATGGCGTAATGCGCTTTACACCTAACCGACTATTGGTTGCTCCTTCAGGTGGAACAAACGGAATTGATTTTGCTGGATTGCTTGCAGCAACAGCTGATTCCCGTCCACTATTTGCAGCAGCAGCACCACAAAATGCTGCCGGCGTGATTACACAAGGATCAACAAACGGCACAGTTGCTGGACTTGATTTAGTTGTAAGCCCTAACTACACAGGTGATGATGCAAACGCCAAGCATGCTTTGGTTTATCCATCACAAGCAATGCGATTCCACGAGAGTGGCACAGTAGAACTTCGTGCCAATATCGTTGCAAACGGACGCATTGAAATTGGTATCTACGGATATGTTTGCGTAGTTAATCGCTACCCAACCGCATTCCGCAAGCTAGCAGTAGCCTAGTTTAACTGAGTGCCTAGGGTTGCTCCCGATCCTAGGCATCCATTAATGGGAGTTTAGAGAGGAACTTATGCCTACAATTATCACCGCAAGTCAATTGCGTTCCGTATTGGGTGTAAGTTCCGCTCTATATGATGACACTTACCTAAATCAAATAATAGATTCGGCAGAAACAGTTATTTTGCCAATGCTAGTTACATTCAAAAGCCCAATTGAAAAAGTGTCGCTGACTGATAATGTCGCCACTTTCACTACACTAGGAATTCATGAATTCACCGAAGGACAAACAGTCATCATCACAGGATGCGGAAGCCCTTACAACGGAACAAGAGTTGTGCTGGCAGATAATCTTGGACAATATACCTTTTCGCAATCGATCACTAATGCCGACATACTCGAGGCTAATGTCATCCCATCCGGAGTTGCTGCCCTTTCTGGCGGATCAACTTATGTTGGAAATGCAGCTGTTCAATCAGCCGTCTATACAGTTTCAGTCGAAGTTTTCCAAGCAAGACTTGCCGGTGGAGGACAAATCGAAGGAGTAGATTTTACTGCAACGCCATTTAGAATGGGTCGATCACTTTTCAATAAATGCGTCGGTCTGTTGGGCTCATATATGGACACCGAAAGTATGTGTCAATAAATGCCTAACGAAACAATACTGCAACAGATTCGCACACCTTTAGCAACCGCTTTATCTAGCGTTGCAGGAAATGTTTATTCATTTGTGCCTGAAACAGTAATTCCACCAGCTGTGGTAGTTGTACCTGATTCACCTTACTTAGAATTTGAAACAATTAGCAAAAGCAATATCAGAGCCAAGATCAATTTCACTATTTCAGTTGCGGTTGCATATAACAGCAATCCAGCATCGCTCGACAATATCGAGCAATTAATCATAAGTGTTCTGGCAGTCATTCCAGTTGGATACATTGTCAGCTCGGTTGAAAGACCGACAGTAACTCAAGTTGGTGCATCAACGCTGCTAATCGCAGATGTTCGAGTATCTACCTACTACACGCAAACAATATAAGGAGAAATCATGGCAACAGTCGTAATTACCGGTCGTGATGTTGGTTTATCTTTCACAGGTGGAACAGATATTCAAGCACAAGCGACAAATGCAGTTCTAACCAAGGTCAATGAGCGTCAGGTTTATCAAACCATGGAAGGCGAGGCTTACAAGACCACAAACATTTCAGGAACATTCCAATTGGACATGTTGGCTGATTGGGGCAAGGCAAACTCAGTTTGCGAGGCTCTATGGACAGCTGCTGAAAGTGCACCAGATACAGACATCAGCATGACACTTACAGCTGCATCAGGAGCACAATTTGTGTTTCCGGTAAAGCCAGAGTTTCCAACTGCCGGTGGTTCAGGTGTTGATGCTCAGACAGTATCATTCACATTCACAGTATCTAAGGGCGCAGTAACCGAAACCTTTAGTTAAAGAATAAAACGGGAGCAAACAAATGAAGTTACCAATTACAATTGAATACAACTCAGGTGAGCAAGCAACTTATATTGCCCAACCACCTGAGTGGGCTAAATGGGAAAAGCAGACAGGAAACACTATTGGTCAGGCATCCGAGAAGTTGGGTATTTGGGATCTTATGTTTCTTGCTTATCATGCACATAAGCGTGAACTTGCAGGAGATAAGCCCATCAAACCAATGGATATTTGGATGGAAACAGTAGCCGATGTAATAGTCGGTGATGCAAACCCAAAAGCCACAAAGCAGGAAGCCTAAACAGATTATTGGTTGAGTTGGCAATAGCCACCAAAATTCCAATGAGTGAATGGGTTGATGCGGACGACATATTAACAGCGATCGAAGTATTGGAGGCGAGAAGTGGCAAATGAAACTATCGCATACAATAAAAACGATTTGCGTGATATTTACAAAGCATTCAAACTTATGGATGACCAAGCAACAGAGGAAGCAAGAAGTCAATCTGCTGCTTTGGCGTATTTTGCATCAGAGGAAATTAAGCAGACAGCTAGAACTCGAACAAAGGCTGGCAAGGTTGCAGAGAGAGTCGCAGAGGGCGTTAGCATCTCTAAATCGAGCAAGATCGGTGAGTTCCGCTACGGTTTCGCAAGACAAAAGTTTTCAGGTGGTGCTACTACGCAAACCTTATGGGGTGGCGTTGAGTTTGGTTCAAATAAATTTAAACAGTTTCCTAGTTATTCGGGACGGCAAGGTCGTGGATCTCGAGGATGGTTCATTTATCCAACCCTTCGCAGAATTCAGCCTGAATTAATTAACAAGTGGGAAGCAAGTTTTAATCGCATCATTAAGGAATGGGTCTAATGGCTACTGGCAATCGCACACTTAAGTTATCAATTCTTGCCGATGTCGATGACTTAAAAAAGAAACTAGGCGATGCCGATAAAGCCGTTGAAGAAAATTCAAACAAGATTTCTGAATTTGGCAAAAAAGCAGCAGCAGCATTTGCAGTAGTTGGAGCAGCTGTCGGAGCGTATGCAATCTCAGCAATAAAGGCAGCAGCTGAGGATCAAGCATCACAAGTAAGGCTTGCCAATGCTTTAAGAAACACAGTTGCAGCAACCGATGAAGCTATTGAAGCAACAGAGCGATGGATCTCAAGACAATCTAAGGCTACTGGCGTTACAGATGATCAATTAAGACCGGCATTAGAGCGATTAACTCGAAGCACTAAAAACATTGAGGAAGCACAGAATTTAACTAATTTAGCCTTAGATATTGCAGCTGCAAAAAATTTAGATTTGACAACTGTGGCAAATGCATTAGCCAAAGCCAACGATGGACAAACTACTGCCCTTAAGAAATTGGGTATTACTCTTGGCGATAATGCAAATAATTTGACTGAATATAACAAATTGCAAAAAGCATTGGAAAAAGCACAACTTGAAGCAAATTTTGCTTTAGAGGAATATGGCGTCAAGTCTAAAGAATATATTAGAGCGTCTGAAAAAGTAGCCGAAATCACTCAAAAGGCTAATGATGTTGCAATGGAAGGCATTGATGTATTTGGCGAATTAGGTACTCAATTTTCTGGTGCAGCATCCGAAGCAGCAGATACATTTGAAGGCAAAATGAGGCGATTAAAAATTGGAATGGATGAAGCCAAAGAAAGTCTTGGAACTGCTTTATTGCCGACAGTTGAAAAATTTATTACATTTTTGAATGACACAGGCATCCCTACCCTTGATGGATTTATTGCTGGATTAACTGGCGACAAGGGATTAAGCGCATCGTTGCAAGAAAGTCAAAAAGGTGCTGAATCATTTGGAAAAGCAATTGGCTTTGTTGTTGATATTGTTAAAGGATTTATTGGATTTATAAGGGAAGCAATCGGTTTATTGACTGAGTTTGCTAATTATGGCGTTCGAGCAATCAATATACTGAATCCCGGAAAAGATATTGCTTACATTCCAAATATATCCCCAAATGCAGCTGCTTTAGGAATGTTGGGTGCGCCATCATTACCAGCACCAACCGCTAATGTTCGTGAGGATCGACCAACTGTTGTAAATAACATTACAGTTCAATCAGTTGATTCTGAAGGTGCTGCAAGGGCTGTCACTAAAGTAATCAACCAAAGTTCATCCAGATCAGTTCCACAGCTTTACAACAGCGGCATCACTAGAGCGAGATAATGTCAGTCTTTACGCCTGAATATAAGCTGAGCATCAATGGTGTGGAATACACTAATGTTGCGATCTCTGATATTGCTCATCAAGCAGGGCGTGAGGATATTTATGCCCAACCAACGCCATCTTATATTCAGATCACAATTGTGGCTTTAAACAATGAAAACTATAATTTACAAGTCAATGATGGAATAGCCTTACAGGTAAAAGACAGCACCAATGCATTTGTGACTTTATTTGGTGGCAACATTACAGATATCACAACCGAGGTTGCATCAGCTAGTAGCATCGCAGAAACCTTTACTTATACGATCATTGCTTTAGGTTCATTGGCTAAATTGCCGAAAGTTATTTATGACGGCACATTGGCTCGAGATGATGATGGCGACCAAATTTATGAATTGCTTGCTGATCTATTCCTAAACAATTGGAATGAAGTTCCAGCAGCTGAAACATGGGCAGGATATGACCCAACAATTACTTGGGCAAATGCTGAAAATCTAGGACTTGGCGAGATCGATCGCCCCGGAGTTTATGAAATTACAAATCGAGGCGCAAACCCTGATACTGTCTATAACATTGCAAGCCTCATTGCTGACAGCGCATTTGGTGTCTTGTATGAGGACAACGAAGGTCGCATTGGATATGCCGATGCTTTACACAGACAGAATTATCTTGCCAATAATGGTTACACAGAGATTTCAGCAAACACAGCCTTTGGAGCAGGATTAAAGGTTTTGACTAGGGGTGCGGATGTTCGCAACGATGTATTCCTCAATTATGGCAACAATTTTGGTTCACAGGTAAGCGCAATTGATTTAGACAGTATTGAAGTATTTGGTTATCGAGGCGAAACAATTAACACAGTCTTGCACGATGCCACCGATGCTCAGTCTGTGGCTAATCGGTTTATATCTTTAAGATCTTATCCAAGAGCCTTATTCGACAGCATTACATTTCCATTGACTAACTCAGCCATTGACGATGCAGACCGAGATGCCTTGCTTGGCATTTTTGTGGGTCAGCCAATGCGAATAACAGACTTGCCTGTCCAGATAGCCCCAACTCAACAGTTTGAGGGTTATGTCGAAGGCTGGCGTTGGAGCACTAGATTCAACGAATTATTTTTAACCATAAATCTGAGCCCGATCGAGTTCTCCCAAGTTGCAGTTCAATGGGAACAAGTATCAGCCTCAGAGGCTTGGAACACTCTAAGTGGTACACTAACATGGGAAAATGCGATTGGAGCAGTAGCCTAATATGGCAAACACAACTAACTTTGGATGGGAAACACCAGACGATACAGATCTGGTTAAGGATGGCGCAGCTGCTATCCGCACACTTGGTCAGGCAATTGATACATCTTTGATGGATCTTGAAGGTGGCACAACCGATCAAGTATTAGCAAAAAATTCGAATGCAGATATGGATTTCAAATGGGTTACATCAGATGATGCAAATGCAATTCAAAATGCAATTGTTGATGCTAAGGGCGACATCATTGCAGCATCGGCTAATGACACACCTGCCCGCCTTGCAGTTGGAACTAACGATCAAAGATTAGTTGCAGCAAGCGGTGAAGCAACAGGCTTAAAATATGTTAGCGATACTCAAAACACAGTAGTAGATGCTGCTGGAGATTTATTATATGGAACTGCTGCCGACACTTTAGGTAGATTGGCAATTGGAACAGCAGGTCAGGTTCTTAAAGTCAATTCTGGCGCAACCGCTCCTGAATGGGGTGCTGCTGCTGGTGGTTCAACTTATGTTGGTGCTACTGTATATGCAGATAATGTGTTTCAAGCAGTTTCTGATTCAACTTTAACTGCAATTCTTTTCCCTAGCGAAGATTGGGATACAGACGGTTTCCATAGCACCTCAAGTAATACTTCAAGAATAACCATCCCAACTGGTAAAGGTGGCAAATATCAAATTACTGCAGCCGCTTTTTTATCTGCCGCAATTACTGGTCAGATGAATTTAAGAATTTACAAAAATGGTTCAGCAATAACTGGAACTGGATTGCAAAATGGCATGTTTGCTTTTCAGTATGCAAATTCAGATAAAATTTCTGGAACTGTGACGGTTGATGCTGTTGCAACTGATTATTTTGAAATTTTCATTATCCACACCGCAGCAGGTGGCAGCAAAGATGTAAGATACGCTCGTTTCAGCGCAGATTATTTAGGAGCATAAAATGAGATTAATTGACACAATTCTGGAAACTTATCCTGAACTAAGCCATCAACTTTTTATTGATGGAACTATTGTTTTACGCAATGATTCAGATGGTGTTGGCGATTACATTGAAAAATGGGATTACAGCCAACCAATTCCAGAGGGTTTAACACTAGGCAAACCTTCCGCTTAATGTAATGAAGCCTTACCTATCTAAAGCAGCTGTTCAATTACGGGAGCAGATCGATGACAGTTTTGCTGATAGATCAAGAAAATCGGATGGTTGGATTTCAGACGCTAGGCATCAAAAAGTAAAATCGGATCACAACGCCTTGCCTTCGGGTGAGGTTTGTGCCATTGACATTACAGCTGATTTAGGTAAAGCCGAGGGCATGTCTGCTTACCTTGCCGATCAAATTCGACTTGCTGGCAAAACAGATAAACGAATCAAATATGTGATACATAATCATCATATTGCCAGCAAACTTTTAAATTGGCGTTGGCGTAAATACAAAGGCATTAATCCACACACTAAGCACATCCACATTAGTTTTCACCCAAAACAAACTGGGGAGTTTTTTAACATCCCACTACTAGGAGGCAACGCATGAAACTATCTAACAAACACAAGGCAGCAATTAAGTCATATTTAAGAGCTGTGGCTGCTTCCGGTATTACTGTGCTGTTGGCAATTGTTGCTGATATCCGACCAGAGTTTGCAATCCTTGCTGGAGCATTGGTTGCACCTCTTGCTAAGGCACTTGATCCAAAGTCCGGCAAAGAAGCTGATTATGGACTTAATGCGAAATGACAGCCAACGAATGGGTTGGTATAGCCGTTGGCGTATCCGCCGTATCTACAAGTTTATTGCTGGGTCTGCGCTGGGTTATTAAATCCTATTTACAAGAATTGAAACCCAATTCTGGAAGTTCAATCAAGGATCAAATTACAAGACTTGAACAGCGTGTCGATGATCTGTTTGTTTTAATTAGTAAGCGATAATTTTAATTATGGCGAACACACGAAAACCTATCAAACGCAAAAAGATCAATCGTCGTGTCGTTCGCCAATCTCCTGAACCATTATCAAAGATCGATCAGCATTACACCGCATTGCACGAATGCTACAAAGCAGCTAGAAAAGCAGGATTCACACCTGAGCACGCTTTTTGGTTGATGACTGAACACAAGACATTTCCTGATTGGATTGTGGGCGATGGTGGGATCATCCCATCCATAGATCCAACTGACGATGAGGATGACGATTAATTAAAGCCAACCGCAGGTATCTTGTAACGCCAGATTTACAGATTCCATTGCACCATCCGAAGGCAGTTTCAAATCTGATTAAAATGGCAAGGCATGAGAAATTTGATTTTGTATTAAATGTTGGTGATGAAATGGATCTTGGTTCGCAGAGCCGTTGGGCAAAAGGGACAAAATTAGAGTTTGCAGAAACACTTGACGAGGAAAGAAAACTTGGTCAGGAAATACTTTACGATCTAGGCACGACAGATATTGTTAGATCAAATCATACGGATCGAATTTATCAAACCTTGCTTAAAGGTGCGCCATCACTTATTGGATTACCGGAATTGGCTTATGACAAGTTTATGGATTTCAGCAGCTTAGGCATTAGATTTCATAAAAGAGCTTACGAGTTTGAAAAAGGCTGGCACTTGGCTCATGGCGATGAGGGCAACATGTCTAAGCATGCCGGTATAACTGCCTTAAATCTCAGTAAAAAGTGGCATTCTAGCGTAGTTTGTGGGCATAGCCATAGGCAGGGTGCAGTCCGACACCAAACTGGCTTAAACGGGCGTTATTCAACGATTTGGGGCATAGAAGCCGGTCACCTCATGGATATGCGTAAGGCGACTTACCTAAAATATAACTCAGCCGACTGGAATATGGGCTTTACTGTGCTTAGTTTTGGCAATAAAGGACATCAAGTTGAGTTGATTCCGGTCAATCATGACGGATCATTTACCTATAATAGACGGACTTATGGGTCTTGAAACCGATTATCACGAACGCACGATTGATGACCATATCGATGATTTTGAGGATATTAGCGTTATCTAATCGTTATACAACACTCCGAAAGAAAATAACCAAGCGTCCTTGATCTAGGTCATACTTTATGCATCACCCACAAGATATGTGGAGGATATGTAAGGGAGCAACATGGATCTATATGGGGAACTAAGAGATTTTGGCTATCTCTGGCTATTAGGAATGACAGCTGCTGCAATTTGTTGGTGGCTTGTTTTGGAAATTAGAGATACCGCATTCCAGAATGGTTACTGGAAGGGTCGTGCGGATGGCTGGAATATGCATCGCAGAATGATTACCATTAAACAGCAGTCAGATGAAGTCTTTGATTATGACAAAAACTGAGCAACTCTTTGATGAAGCCATCACAACTATCCAGTCAAGAGGTGTCGTGTATGGGCATCCTTTCTACAACATGGAGCGAATCTCAAAGCTGGTCAGTTCGTATTTGGAATACCCAGTCATGCCTCATGACATCTGTATCTTTAACATCTTGCAAAAAATTAGTCGTTTGCAGGAAAGCCCAGGACATCACGACAGTCTTGTGGACATTGCAGCATACATCGGTATTTACAAAACAGTTTACGATGCCGAAATCGACAGCGACTTCAAAAAAGGAGATGATCTCTAATGGCATTCAATCTTGAGGATTACGAGGATGTGGCAACCCTAAACAAATGGTTCATTGCCAACTATCCAATGGGTCGATCTGATATATCAGTCATTAGCCACGATCCTGAAAAGGGTTATATCTTGGTGCAAGCAACTTTGTGGCGAGATGCAGCAGATCCAGCACCAGCAGTTAGCAACATTGCATTTGGATCTAGAGAAACCTATATGGCTAATATGAAAAAATGGTATGTCGAGGATACTGCCAGCAGTAGTTTGGGAAGGGCAATAATAATTCTTAAAGGCTCAAACAAGACTGCTACAAAAGACAGCATGGAAACTGTTAAGGCAGATCAATCCTTTAAGGAGAAGCTAGAAAGCCGGCAAAATATGTATGGCAAGGCAGGATCTAAGTCAGCACAAATTGAAACAATCCTAAGAGATAGTTTTGCAGCTGATAAGAAAGAGCCTGAACCTGTTGCTTGGTCTGTTGGTGATGTTGTAGATCAGATTGGATCAGCAATACCTAATGAGCCACCTGCGTGCCAGCATGGGCATATCTTGAAAGAAGGAATCTCGAAAGGAGGTAAGCCTTACTATGGTTATGTTTGTAAAGCAAAAGAATGTTCGGCCAATTGGGCAACACTTACCGCTAATGGAAAATGGTATTTCAAAGGAGGTGAATAAATGGGTGAATTACAAATAATTGACGGCTCTGGCTTAACTGCCACCTTTACGGATGACGGAGTAAAAGTAGAGCCATCAATGGTTACTTGCGATCT